ATGATCTTGACTTCACCGGCACGGGTGTAGCCAGGTTTTCGACGCTGTAGTTTTTTTGCCATGTTTTTATTCCTGTGTATTTATTTCATACGTTGTTGTTGGGCAAAGGCCTTGCGAATACGTTGTGCGGCTTTGTTGGCTTCTGTGATGCTTCTACTGGCCGCTGAACGCTTTTCGGTCTTGCTCCACTGTCCAGCTATAGTACGACTGAGTTCACCTGCTGATTGACGTTTTGCCATGGCTATTTTACCTTTGCCAAATAATCAGTCATGTTAAATGTTCCCGATTGCACTTCCAGGAGTGCGTCAATGGGAGTCACAAAGTCGTTGGTTTCACGGGCACGACGTTTCATTTCTCTTAGACGTTGTGAGGCCGCGATCACAAGGTCATAGCGACCTCCGGCATGATCTACACAGCGTTCGGTATCAATCAGGGTGTTGCGACTTTCGATTCTTACTGTCATGGCTTCTCCTTGTGAATATGTATTATACTACATGATCTGACTGTTGTCAAGCGTTTAAGTATTGTTGTCGTATGTGTTCAAAATATTGTATCTGATCCGTGGTCAGTTGCACACGATCCATGTGGTCACGATATTGTTGCGCCTGGGCTTGCATGATTCCAATGTCTTTGAGATAACCAAAATTCTGGGTCTGGTGCTGTGTGTCATAGGCATCCATGATCATATGATATCGATTTTGGTCGGATCGGTTGTGTACTTGATGCGCCCGATTCACCCACAGCATGTAGACCGAACCATCGGCTGGCATGTGTAACGGATATCCATCGCAGGTGTGTGTGCATTGTACATTGGTCCATAGTGGAATGTGTATGCGTGCCATGTACACATCCTCTGCAGCATCACTGTGCATGACTGTGGCACCACCTGGGCGTAACAAACTGACTCGGGCACGGCGCGGCCAAAATCCAAGATCAGAAATACGATCAATGACCCGCTGAATGTAACCCTGACAGGCCTGAGTGGGTGTTGCATGCTCAAAACTATGACTGAGGTTTAGGAATTTGTGTACAGGATAATTGGGTTGACCATTTACAGTCAACAACTGTTCGGCTGGATGGCCATGGAATGCACTGACCTCCCAACCTTCGCGCCAGTCACCGGTGCGGCTCAGCAGACTCCAACCACCAAAGTTGTCGTAGCCGTACTCGTCACCTTGGAATATGGCATCGCCCACAGGAAACACATATTGTGCCACATGCTCGCGTAGTAGATCAATATCGACCTGGATGTTGAGTTTTTCATAAAACATTAGATTGATATTTAAGTGCAGGGTGGTACCCCGGGAAGGATTCGAACCTTCAACAGCTCCCTTCTGAGGAGAGTGCGTCTACCGATTGCGCCACCGGGGTAATTCTTACATGGTCACTTGCGTGGTACCGTTGCCGTTTTGGAAACCAATTTGGCCACCTTCTGCTTCGATCCTTTTGACCACATCTTCGAACAAGATGGGGGCAAAGTCAGTCTGTTCCACGCACACGCAATGATAACGCACGTCAACAATATCAGTTATCTTGCCATTGAATCCGGACAACATCACACGATTGGCGTGAGTGTGACCATGTATGTTGACTCCAAAACGACCTAGACTTTCTGTGTGAATAGGAATATGACTGAGAATCATGCCATTCATGACATGGTAGGCACGCAGTTCACGAAAGTGTTCACGATAATCGTCGTCACGGAAGATGTCGTGATTACCGCGGATCAACACCTTGTCACCGTTCAGCCTGCGCATTATGCCCAAGGCCTTGCGGTTGATCACCACATCGCCCAAGTGATATACTTTGTCGTTTGGCCGTACTTTAGCATTCCACGCTTCGACCATAAACTCGTCCATTTCTTCTGGAGTGTCAAATGGTCGCAACTTTGTTACACCATCGTTACGGGTAAAATGGCACACACCTTTGTGTCCAAAGTGCGTGTCGCTTACTAAAAATACACTAGGCATACGTGCCTCCTTTCTTTCTAAAAAATATGGCTCCGGGCCAGGGAATCGAACCCCGTCCAGCAGATTTGGAGGCTGCTGTGCTACCGTAACACTTGCCCGAACTACTGGAAGTGAGGGTGAGATTCGAACTCACGACTTGAATGCTTTGCAGGCACTTGCCTTGGACCACTCGGCCACCTCACTGTTGCATGGTTGCGGGGGTCGGATTCGAACCGACGACCTTCAGCTTATGAGACTGACGAAATGCCAACTTTTCCACCCCGCGATTGTTTCACTGTTCTTGTTCGATTCTACGGAATTGCTCCTGCGCCCGGATCATTGCGGCCGCACGATCGATCTTGTTCTGGAACAACCGTTGCCGTTGTGCTTCGGTCAAAAAAGCACTGCTGGCATCATAGGCCTGTCGCACGATCTGATCGTTTAATTTTTCATAATCAATTGACATCTTTTTCTTTCCTCTAAATAAAAAACCCCGGAGTTGTTAGTTCCAGGGTTTTGAATATTGTATGGTGTTTTATACTATTCACTGCCCTGAATCAGATCCTTGCAAATTACCCATAGAACGACACTCCCTAAGAAGTTGGGCTGTGGTACTAGATAGGTCACAGTGCGATTCAACATAATAGTATTATATAGGTTTATTTATACCAGGTCAACCGAAGAAATCTTGCATTTGTCCAGACCGACTGATGTCGTTGGTCACACAGTGAATTCCGGCGTCCCAGAACCAACGATGTCGGAAAGGAACCACGTGTACTTCAATGCCATGTCTAGCACAGGCCTGCTCCACTTGATCGTTGTGACTGCTGACCACTACATTTTTACGGTCCACAATCAGTATATTGACGTCAAACACAGTTTCTGAAACCTGCCCGACCCAGGCATTAAAATAGTGGTCAACCATGTCGATCAAGTTGTTATCTTGTTCAAATCCCGGCATGAACCAGCGTCCTTTATTACGGATCATTGAAGTTTTAAACTCCTGCATGTGTGCATAGTCACTGGGCGGCAGATATAACACTTCCCAGTCTGGAAATGTATCAGCATAGGTGGGTATATCGTTGAGGCTGATGATCAGCCCCGGAGTCACTGGACAATACACAGCATCTCCATGTCCGCCGGCATTGACCACGTGATTGCGAGTACCCGGAAACAGTTGATTGACCTGTTTCAAAATGCCTTGCTTGTCATCATGATAGGTCTGTGTGGCAAAGTATAGATCACGTCCAATGCGACTCACAAAACACCCGTTGATAAAGTCCAGGTCGGTTGACACAATTTGGTTGCCCTGCTGTTGTATGTCTTGGAACACATGGCCATAAAAACCCAATTTGGCATCCAGGTGTGCTTGATCCACCTGTTGAAATTGTGCAAATTCCCATTGAATTTGCACTGCCAGTTCCGGGTGGTCACGATAAAAATCTGCCGGGCGAACATAGTCACCCCAACCGGGTTGTCTGCGTTGTCTATAAAATATTGACCACGCATGACTACCATTGGGTATTTTGGGCACCCAAAAACGATCCTGTATCATTAAAAAATAATCTCTAGGGGCTGTGGGTGGCTGAACCCATTTGTTACCAATCCATAACTCTGACAAGTCCGTGGGAAATTCTGGACGCAGGACCCGCACTCCAAACTTTTTTTCTAGTAGCTTGATTAACACCTGATAATCTTCTTCGGTTTCCTGGGCCAAGGTTTCGAACCGTTGGCGTGTCACTGGATCATTCATCCATGAATAAAATTCAGGTGGATAGGTGCGTCCCACAAGACAAACTTGCAACGGATCCCAATGTTGATATACAGAATACACTATGCGGTCTCTCTTGTGTTGGTCGATCCTAACAGTTTATACCCCGGCAATGATCTATAGGAGCCAGCTGTGTTGCCGCCATGCTTGGGCACCACAGTCAATAAAGTCTGCTGTATGTGTTTGGGATACTGTTGAACTTTGTTGAAACAATCAGTCAAGAATACATTTTGTTTCAACAGATTTAAATTGTGTTCCAATCGTTGATGATTTTTTGCAATCAACTCGCGGGCCAGATCTACATTTTGCAACAACTTCAGATTGAGTTTGATAGCATAGTAACAACGATCCCAGGGATCGTGCATGCTCTGATAACTGTGATCAATGACATCGTCGAACACATCAAAACCCAAAGAAGTCATCCAGTCAGCCAGCCGCCATCCTCCAACCCAGATAGGAAAGGTTCCGCCATACATGGCCATGACAGTTTTTTCAGTGTGTGTAACTTCACGTTCGAAGAAACAGGGTTCGGTAATCAAACTCACACAACTGGGTTCAAACACTGTTTGTTGCAAAAGATGCTGATATGTTTGGGCATTTTTAAAACTGCCATTGAGTATGCCATACTGCATGTCTCTTTCAGGTCCAAATCGATAATTGGTGGTTGCTACATTGACTGTGGTATTATTAATTATGTTGTGATACAGCACAGAATTGGTTAGTCGGACAAGATTCTGTCGATTTATATCAACTGTACGCCAGGGCAGAGTATGTGTGTAGTTGGTCAACCCAAAATGTTCAATCAACAACAATAAAAATTCTCTGTGTAATCTGGGTTTGTTGATCATGAAATTGAAAGCATGTGTTTTGTTGGCCCAGTTATGTTGGATATTTTGTTGTTTGAATTCTTCGCAACTTTCTGCCATGAAAACAGGCAAGCAAACACATTGATATTTTTGCAGTTGATCTTCATGACTGATGAGATCCATTATTACCACGTGGTCTTTGGGATCGCACACACTGTTGGACAACAGTTGTTCCACATGATAACATTGATCTTGCTCACTGTATTGATGATCATTGACCACAATGATTTCTGGCTCAGTCAACTGTTCTCCTTGATATCGATATGTGGGTCCAAAAACTTCTATCATAGTGCTTTGATCTTTTCTAATATGTTATCAAACTTCATGGGCCACTGTTGGCCAAAATTCAATAGCAACTGTTGATTGTGTTGTGCGGCCTGTTGAAATCTTTGGTAGTCTGCGGCAGAATACTCACGATCAATGAAAGTTTCCAATTGATCCAGTATATTTGACAGCCTGGCACCGTGCTCGCCTATTTTGTCATAGGCAATGTCCGTATAATCAGATAGTACATCAAATCCATGAGCTTGCAATAGTTCGATGGATCCTGGGCTACAATACAACAACCAAGGTCTGGGCATTTGTAGACATCTAAATAATTTTTCACTGAACACAATGTGACTGTCTGACGCATAAGTTTCTAAAATCAAACTAACGTTGGAATCAATTATGCATTGTTCCAATGTACCGTGGACCTCCGCGGTGTTGTAAGGTATCAGCTCTTGACCAACTCGGTGTTGATCACTGTACCGTTGTAATTCAGCCGTGATAAATTCTTGTTCATATTGTTCTTTGGTACAGTTATAACTCACCAAGCCCAACCTCAAGATATTTCTTTTCAACAACTCATAAAACACTGTGGATCGATCACCACGATTTCTATTCATAAAACAATTGTATGCTTGACTGACCGGACGGTCTTGATACACTGGATCAAAATGCCAAATTGACCAAAATTCTGGCAACACAGATATTATGTGTCCGGGTACCGAGCGTATGGGATAATTGTCAGTGATGATCACTGCTGACTCATTGCTCCAGGTCAGTGGGTCAGTTATAAATACACTGTCAACCAACCGACAGTTGACTTGTAAATGGTCACGACTGTATATGTAAGGATACCCGTAGTTGTTGGTATTTTGTACTCGAGCGACAAATCCATTGTCAATCAATTGTTGATTTAATTTTTCTACTATTGATTTTTCACGAGCAGTTGAAATCCAAATTCCGTCGTTGTGAGTTTTTATCTGGTAAGATTGCATACCATAACTACTTATATGTACTGGAACAATCCTCGAATAGAATTAACTTATCCCAGTTTGGATCAAGACCCGATTCAAGCTAGTTTTCACAATGGCATTCATTGCTTGTTTTATGATCCAGCTGTGCCCAAACAACAAATACGCTACAAACAAACTCTGCAGGACATCTGTGATTGGGCAAATTCGGGCATTCAACAACACGGCATTCAAGGATTCATTCAAGGATTTACAGGCGGTATATCAAATCATTATGACATCGCCAACGTGATAAAATTAAACATGTGGATCGATGATATCAGAAAACAAGGTATCGTCAAGCCTGTGTTGCTGGTGTATGATGGACAGGATCAATACGGAATCAACAATGGCGAAAGTCGGTTACGAGCACTGGAACGTATTCCTGCAATCTCTACCATGCAATCATTTATCACTACTCGAAATGAACATGCAGATCGTTTTAAACATTTGACACCGGTTACCAACTTTGAACAGTTTGCTCAACTGTGTGGAGCAACTCTGGGTCAGCAGTTTTTGTTTACACTTACCGATTCCCAAGCACAGTATGGTATATATTGGTATGAGTTTGACAGTGATCGCACCAGGTTAGTTACTCCTGGTGAAGAGACCTGCGTTGCTACATTTGAAAACTATTTCAACACACACACCGACACTGTGCTCACAGTGGAATGGTTTGACTCAGTGGTTGATTGGTCCAACTACGGACTGACCTTTTAATCCGTATAGGTCCAATAATTGATCTGCAGGCATCTGCGTACAGTGGTAAAATGTATGGCCCGATAGTCATGTAAACTGTGTGCACCGGGCACAAAGAAAAAACAACGATTATCGCGACTTTCGACCCGGGTACCATTGCCTAATCCGGTTCCGGGATACAGTTGCGAATAGTCGGTGTAGACCAATGCTGTGAGTCGCTTTTCCGGAAGATCATAATGGGGTTCTAGATAAAAATCTCCGATGTCGCTGATGACTTCTACTCTGGGGTACAATCCTGTGTAGTCTATTCCTGTGTAGATTTCAAAGAAATTTTTGTAGTTGCCTGAGTGCAGGCTTTGCCATAAAGCATAAAGATGTGGATATTGATCGCATTGCGACTCATCGATAAACAATCTTGCACTGTCTACTCGTTTGCCCGGCACCAATTGAGGGGCAACATGGCCTACTGATTTTACTTCAGCTAGACATTCCGCAGACAAAAAGTCATCCACAATCCAATGTTGCCAGGGCGTGTAATTAACAGTGGCTATCATAGAAACTGGTCTGGACTATCTGTTTCCAGTCCTGCAATCGATCACCTGAGGATTCAATTGTGACAGGAAGATAAGGCAAACTGTCGTTGGCGTGTCCAGTGAATCCTTTTTTGGGCAGGATCATGTCATGATGCCAACGTTCCAAAAACAACCAACGAATCATGGGTTTGGGCACTGTGCCAACTTTGAACTCAAATGGCAAATTCAAGGCCAACTGTATTATGGGTCGAGCCAAAAATGGATTACGCGGCTCAATACCCCAGGCACCACTGATAACATCAACACCTCTGACGTCACAACCCACGACCTGATGCCAATAATCCATCAACAAGGTGGCCTGCTGTGGATCATTGTTGTAGGCATCCAGGCAACGTTGCCAGATTTGGACGTCACCGTGTTCGCTGTATGGACTTGTACTGCCGGTTACACTGTAAGTTAAATCTTGGTAGATGTCGTAACCACCAAACAATTCATCTGCACCACAGCCGGTAAACAGCACACGTTGTTCACAGTTGCGATTCACTATCCACTGTCCCACATGACTCCAACTCTGTGCTGGCATGCAGGTACGAGCCATTAACTGTTGGAATTCGCTGGCCCATTGAGCTTCATTGATGTTGAATTCGTGCAACCGACTGTGTTCTTCTGGGGTCAAAAACTCTCTGATACGATCAACTATGGGATCTTTGCCAGTACAGTTGACCGAGTACAATTCAAGGTTGTCAATGTGACTCAATATAATACTGCTGTCCAGTCCGCCCGAATATGTCAGGGCCGCTGGGCATGCAGGATTCATCAATTGTGTAACTGTTTGCCATTGAGATTGAAAATGTTCATAGGCTTCATTGATGCTGTTATACTTGACTGGTTTAATCCAGGACCAGACACTGTCTATGGTTTTTACAGCTTGTCCGTCTTGATACAATTGCCCAGGTTCAATTTTTTTAATGTCTTTCCAAACAGTTTGATCCAACATGGTCCACAGTTTGTTTTTGTAAGCAACAGGAACAGGATTGCGACCAACGTATTCAAGTATGGGTACCACTTCGCTACACACAATCAAGATTGATTCATCTTGGTATTGATACAAACAACGTTCGCCTTGGGGATCTGTGGCATAACGCACAATATTGCCGTCGGTCCAGGCCCAGGCCCAGGGACCCCATCCCAGGGTCAACAACTCCGGATCATTTTCCACAGCATGATGCACAAATTCTATGTCATTTTCAAATGGTCCAAATTCTTGGTAGTTGTAGATTTCGCCATTGTAGGCCAGGAAGTTTGTGTGTTTGTGCCGATAATATTCAGCAGATCCGGTAATGTGCAATACCGCGTGTCCAATGAACGTGTTGTTTTTGTATTCATATCTACAAAAGTCTGGTCCGCGTGGTTGCAACTTGGAAAAGGCTGCTAGATGCGTTTCAACAGGAATATGATGCTGGCTCTTGACCAGTAGTATGCCACACATAGACGAATACTTAGCCAACAAAAAAGCTCCCTTAGGAGCTTTCTTGTATCACTTTCTGAATTAATTGAAAGTTTTTGTCAAGCCTACCACTACTGCATTTTGATACAGCTTTTGACCGCTGACAGTGTTGGCAGTTTCAAAAGTTGTTGTTGTGCCAGTGTTGGTAAAATATTTCACACTGACGTCAAAGGACTTTGGCATGTTGTAAACAAAGCCAGCATTGATGTCATTGAAATCCAAGGCTGAATTGTTGGCCACATTGGTTCGACCATAGTGTGCCACAACAGCCAGGTTCTTGATGCCAGGCACTGGCAACCGGCCATCTGCTTGTACATAGGTCGTGCCCTGTGCATTGGCTGTACCAAAGTAGCCGTTGCCAAGTGTGCGACTGTATTTGGCTGAGATGATGTCCTTGTAACCCAGGCCGATGTAGCCTTCGTGGGTGTCAAAGTCGGAGCCAGTTCGTGCTGTGGTTGTGGCACGTGGATAGAAATAGTTGTAGCTACCAACGTCAATGCTGATGCCCTTGAAGATTTCTTTTTTGTAACCAGCATACAAGTCGCTTTCTAAGCCTGCACCTGCGGTGTAGACTTGGCTAGAAACACTGCTGTTCCAGTTGCCAATGTACAAGCCACTCTTGTGTGCATAGTCAATGCCGCCCTGAACTGCAGGAGCATTTTGGGTTTGGCTAACACCGCGGAAACGGTAGTCGCTGGTCAAACCTAAATTGCCAGTGAGTTCGGCTTGAGCCGAGACCGCAAAGCCAGCGGACAAGGCCAATGCTAATAATAATTTTTTCATGCTTGAGATTTTCCTTTAAAAGAATGCTGGACGACCGTCCAACTCTTTATTTAGTGGTTATCACTGGCTGGCCAACAAAAAAGCCTGATTTCTCAGGCTTTTCAGACTAGTTTGGGTAACAAGGCATAGTTGCCCCGGAGATCATGCCGCTAAGGCAAAGACCTCGTCATTAGATGCGTTTGCATTTAATAAAGGTGCTTGATTTACAGTCATCGCCTACTGTGTTGCCTCTTTCGCTATCTCACCATGTCGAAACCGGTCGGGCCCATCAGAAGTATATTGTAACGCGAACAAGAGTGAGTCGTTCCAAGTCGCCAGATCAACAAACACATTTCTGCGTTGTTCTCGCACCTGCAATATACTTTTGGTGGACCCGGGGAGAATCGAACTCCCGTCCACAATGCCTTTGCTACAAAGGAATTACAACAATATCGTTATTATACGACAAACCTATTTATCGGTCAACCAGGCCCGTCCTACCACCAATTATAGATTAGTTTCCTAGATCATAACATTTACTATAAATGAATTTGGTATTAACTAATTGATTTTTCTCACGCAAATATTGATTGTCATGTAAAAAATTTACAAATTTTGTTTCACTCTGGAGATTGAAAAGTCCTTTGATGTAATTTAATGCAGTCTTGTTTTGATTTTTTAAGAATGCTTGCAGTGTGGGATCTGGGTTAGCAATTAAATCAGCATAGGATTTTTCTCCGCTGACATCTATACTAAAATATTGATCACTGCTTAGTTTTTGGAGGTTACTGGCACCATCAGTCAGTTCCGGATGTCGTCCACAGGCAGTGGCCCAGCCACGATAGCCTTCAACAGTTCTGGGCCATTTTGCTTCGGCCCAGTCACCATCATACAGTGGCAATTTATTGGCCGCAATGTGTCGTTTGACTGCGTGTTTGACCAGATGGTTCTGCTTGATGTTGATCAACGGCTCAAGAAAAAACAATGTGAGATGAGTATAGCTCATGGTTTGACGCATAGGACTGTCCAAGTGTCGGGCACACCAACGACCTTGTTGGTAGACCAGTCTGGGTTTTTCGTAGCCGGCCACAGCAGTCCAAGTTTTGCCGGCATGATTACGTTCGATCAGATGTTTAACACCTTCGGCACCGGTACTCATACCAAACATCAAAAGGTCGCCTTTTGGTTTCCATACCCAGTCTTCGTCTGGACAATCCAGTGCTCTAAGTTCAGTGTCATTTTGATCGTAGCGGGTGATGCGTGTGGTTGGGTCCCAATGATTGGCTCGCATCCAGTCCACGTGATGATCTGGATACTGTGCCAAGTGTACAGATGCCTTGATTATGATTTCGTCAATGTGTATGTTGGCACGTCGGAAAATGTTATAGATAGTGTGACTGTCTGTACCACCTGACCACAATAAGATCACACGTTCGTACTGAGATCTTAGTCTGTGTGCATAAGCAGTCATTAATTCATCCAATGACTGCTCGGGCTCTACAGTCCAATCAAATTGATCATACAAGCTGTCTCTACAATAAAACTCCACTGGATTGCCTGATGTCATGGCCTCCATTAAAGCAGGGTAGATATTGTATATAAACTTGTGACCAACTCGATAGGCTATAGTGTCCATGTGTTACTCGATGCTCTTTGCTACGTTTCTCATGATATTCAATGTGTTGACTTGAACTTGACGTTGATCCTGCGGAGATCCACCAAAGTTAGCAATGTGCAACATTTCAATATCCTTAACATATTTTGGATTTTTCAATGCAGTTTTGACCACAGCGTTGATTTGTGCAATGACTTCACGCGGTGTGCCGGCTGGAGCATACAGGCCATACCAAATTGGCACGTCAACTGCTGGAACACGATCGGCAATGCTGACAAGTCGTGCATCAGGAACATCTTTCTTGACAATAGCAACACCACGTCGATCTAGTGTGGCAATGATTTTAACTTTGCCTGCTTTAAAATGTGGATTCATTGCAGTGTAGGTATCAAATACAAAAGGAACATGTCCACCTAATATGTCGGTCACTTGCGGTGCTGATCCTTTGTAGAAAACAATGTTGGGTCGTGGTAGTCCTTCTCGCTTGGCCCACTCATAAAAAATGTTACCGGTGTAGGTATTCCAAAATCCCAAATTGAATTTTTCTGGATTTTTCTTCACATACTCTTTGAACTCTTCGTAGGTGTTTACAGGAACATTATTGGCCACGGCCAACACTGCTGTGCCAGCACCCAATGAGATAATTGGATCAAAACTGTTTTCGGTATACTCAATACCGGGTGCCCGTTGTTTAAAGGCAATGTTGGCATCAATAAATCCATTTCCTCCAACATAGATGGTGTGACCATCTGGTCGAGCAGCCGCAACATAGTTGCTACCAATCACAGTGTCGGCACCAGGTTTGTTTATTACAACACTCTTCCAACCCTGAGCTTGGAAGATTTCATCTAGCACACGACCCCATTTGTCTGTGGCGCCACCAGGCGGGTACGGCACTACAATTTCAACAGTTTTGGTTGTGGGGGTAAAGCCTTGCGCCAACACAATTGAGGACAGGGCAACTAGCATGCCAAAGATGGCAACTTTTAACAATTGAAACATATGTTTTTCTCCTAAATTTGAAAGTTTCTTTAAGAGCTTGCAGAAGAACTCTGCTACGGCTCGGCGTTCTGCATTAATAATACAGTAAAGACATCGCAATGTCAAGCGTCGATTTAGATGCCGACGTCGGATGAATCCGGCGTTGCAAAATTATTTATTACACCTGTGCTTAAGAAAAAATTCTACTGGTCACAGCAAATCTAAACTTCTCGGGTTCCAAATTTATTACTCTATGATAGGTATTGACTTTGAGTATGTGCCATCTATGAGGCTCGATATGATAAGAAGCCAACAGTGTAATTTTGTCATCGTCGTAAAATTCAGTAAGCACATTTGATCCTCCGGTACTCATTACGTAATTTAATTTGACAGTTGTACCATTGTCTTTGTGTAGGTTGTTGGAGGTGTGTAGTATTTGAAAAGCAAAATACATGTCAGGACAGATATTTTGCTTGCACCATGCATCCAATTTTTTATTGTGGTCGTCGGTCCAAATATAAGTTTCTAAATTACCAGGTCCGTTGGCTCTGAGAGTATAATCAGTCGGATCAAGACTTATTTCAGAAATCAAGTTGTCTGGTAAGGGCGGCAAAGAAAGATATTGAATAAATCTAGGTTGGTACATGCAGTGTATTTTACAGGAATTTGTTGTGTTTGTCAAAAAAAAAAGACAGCATTGCTGTCTTTTTTTAAGGGTTGATTTGTTAGTGTAAACGAATGTTTTTTACCAAATCCTTGGAGAAATAATGTTTACATTTGACATAAGTCAACTGCGACTTCTTCTTTAATGCAACACGATCTTCTTCGCTAATTTCGGTTATGGTAACACCATTGGCCACAGCATCACGTTCAAATTTCTCGCCGTCTTGCACAGACCACTCACGTTCCTTACGGCTGGCGTACAGGGCGGCCTTTTGGAAAGCCTCTTTTTGTGTGTCAGTAAGTGTGCCCCAGAACTTGTTGCCGACCACTATACTGGTCATGAACATGCTGTGATTGGTCTTGAGTACATGCTTGCCGTTGAAACGTAGATATGTAGTTTCTACTGCATCAGCTTCGCCTTTGCCAATTAGATCATATTTGTTCCAGAGACCAGGGCATACTACTTTGGCCTCACCGCCCATGCTTTCAATGGTAGTACCCAGAGTCAACGGGTTATGTACTACAATACGTAATCCTTGCAGATCTTTGATACTGGCGATAGGATCGTTACTGCCAATGACACGATAACCGCCCGAGTATGTGAATCCCAGGCCGGTTACGCCGGATTTTTTACCAAGATTGGCACACAACTCTTGCCCAATGGGACCTTCAAGGGTGCGGCTTACGTGGTCGTGATCTTCAAACAAGAATGGCAAATCCAATGCATGGAAATCAGAATACAGATCTCCAATCAGGCCAACTTGAGTTTGACTCATTTCAATATTGCCATCGAACAGAGCATTCCATAAGGCCTGGACTCCAGTATCAAGACTGACATCCTTTTGATCAAGTACATCTAATCCTGGAATTTCTTGATACCGGGCACAATATTCTGGGTAAGTTAGAATTTCAATTTCTAACTCATTGTTGCAGTGCTTTTTTAATTCTTCACTAAATGCACGTGCGGTACGAACAAAAAGTTCTTGTGGTTGATGGGCAATAAGCCATCTAATTTTTCTTGGTTGATTCATAAACCCTCCTGGGAATTGTATATAGATATTTATGGCAAATTGATTTCAGGACTCTAAAATCAAACGCATTTGTATGCAAGTATTTATGAAGAAACTTTTTTTTGGTGGGCCTTCTAAGAATTGAACTTAGACTCCAACGATTATGAGTCGTTTGCTTTACCATTAAGCTAAAGGCCCTGATTCACAGTATAACATCAGGGCCTATAGTTGTCAAGAAATTGCTCCAGGTTGCCATACAGGTTGACCCAGACTGCTTCATGGCTGCCAAACATGATGATCTTTTTTGGTATGCCTTTGACAGCATGGATATAGTAAGGCATCTGTAGTTTTCGATCCAGATCTAGCAGTCGGCGTTGTGTGAGGTCATGCGGATTGGGTATGGCAAACTCGTAGGTCACAAGATCCAACTGTTGCACCAATGCCGCGTATCCTGGTCCAGTCAGGCGCATGCCGCCGGTCTTCCTGCGATTGAACCACCATGTGCTCATGGCCGTGGAAATCGATACGGCCGAGTCAGTGCTCAAATTTTTAACCAGCTGTTGTGTCAGTGTGAGTTTGTCACGCACTTCAAGGATAAATCCGATCGCCCGCGGTCAGCAAAACCACAGTGAACCGATCGGTCTTGAACTGTGTGTTTAGTTTTCGTGCTAAATTCCTGGCATGCCCCGGATTACTGAAACTGACCTTTTTGTATTTGGGCCCCGGATACTGCACCAAGAGATTGCTGGTCTTGAGATTGATGGGCTGATTTTCATAGAACACAGCCCACACTCCTTCCGACGCCAAGACCTGTTCGGTCTTGTAGGTCACCTTGTTGGTATGTTCAATCAACACGCGAGGCTTGGGTCGGCTCATGGCATAATACTCCTACATTTATTTATGCCAAAATATAGGTATATTTTAGAATGCACCGCCTTGTATTTCCACTTTTAACACGTCTGTGTTGGCGATTTTGGTTTGTTGTTCTTGCAGACTCTGCAGAGCCAGCAACAAGCGAGTGATGTCGGCGTGTAGATCACGGGCTTCGTTTATGGTCATGACCAGGTCACGGGCACCGCGGGCTTCTTGACCCCGCACACGGTCAACGAATTTCTGTAGATGTATGGTCATTGGCATCACTTTCTGAATGGAATGGTCCTGCGTGTTCATAGCGTTGCAACACTATGAGCTTGGGTGCCAGCATGGTCTGCCAGCTACGACCTCGCCTGACACGATACCAGCCGGCCGCAAACCATGATTTGCTCTTGGCAGTGCGAGTGTACACAGGCAACTGTTGTGTGACCGACCACATGGCATTGTACACACGTCCCTGGATGGGATATCCATGCACCAGGTTGTCAGGAACCACGGCAGTGGCATGAGGTCTTGATTCAAACTTGATGTTGACTTTTTGTGCAGCCATACGTATGGTAGGGAACTGTGAGGTTTCGTTGCGTATGCGTACCTGGTATCCGCCGGCACAGGCCTGCACATTGCCTACCTTGCGATTGTTCTCTTGCAAGATCCAAAATTCATTGTCTATCACGGGTTTAGCTACTAACGTCATCGAGTACTCCTTTGTATGTTTCATTCATCCATCGACCAAAACTGTCAGCCGACTCCGAACACTTATTCAATTCATATTTGCCACAGAACTGCATGAATCTTACTCCCACTTGACCCACGTCCTTGTGCGAGATCTGTTCACGTATGGCAGCATCTACCACGGCTTTGACGTCGGCAGGCTGTGCTGTCAAATCAATCAGAGTTCTGTTGCGTTCGTAATCGTCCAACACACGGTGTTCCACACCATCTGGATCCATCCAGCGTTGTAGCATCATGTTGTTCCAGTTGTAGCCTTTTTTGTCTTTGTCCGCAAATGCTTCTTGGAGTCCGACCTTGTTTTTAGTGCCTTTGGTCCTGACACCTGGGTAGGCGCTAAACACATTGTCGCTGCTATCTCCCCGCATGCATTTTTCAAACAAAAGCCACGCTGGGTTAGGGATTGTTTTAGGTTCTTTAGTTTTCTTATCGACAACCGCTTTGCCCTTGGCATCGAATATTCCTTCTACCGTGATTAGTTCGTCGGTGATTCCGTTGTATTGTTTGACGTTGTTGGCTACCAGCTGAACAAAATCGGTATCACTACTGATTACAACATGTTCATCTTGGGGATGTAATGCGATCCAGCGAGCTATGACATCGTCGCCTTCTGCGGAAGGACAACGTATCACACTACAGTTGGTCCTTTCGCTCAGGTATTTAGTCAAGTTATCATAGGTTTCCCAGAACATCTTGTCTTCTTCTAGTTCTGTTTCTGTGAGTGCCTGACGGGCCACAGCACGATTGTTTTTGTAGGGCTTGTACATGTCCTTGCGCCAGCTTCGCCCTTCCAGGGCAAATACCATGTGGTCGGCTTCAAATCTTCGTGCCATTTTGTTGGCAGCCATGAGTGTGACGTGCAGAGCAAAACCCACTTTTTCCCAGGTATCACTGGCTCGGAAAGCTCCGTGTCGGGCACGGAAGAAAAGATTGGCAGTATCTACTAGAACATATTTCATACAGCAATTATAGCATGATGCTGGACAGAAGTCAATCAGATAAACCGATTGCTCATGATATAATTCAGTATGAAACGATGGAAAATCGAATGCCCGTCGGAGCCAAAATGCCATGAATTGGGTGCAACTGTGTCGATGCCCTGAGCACGTATTATGGCATCATATGTTTGTTTGGGGTCGTAAGGACCAATGTAATTGTGGCCCCAATCGAGGTGATCCTTGACAAGGGCAAAATCATTGTTGCCATTGAAGAAAATATGCTTGATGCCCTGATCGGTTAGCTCTTGGTGGAAGGCCCAAATCTCTCTATGTGCTTGTTCGGTTTTTTGTTTCCAATCTGTGCCAATGACAAAATTTCGGTATTTTTCTTGCAGTGCCTGCGGAACGTGGTCGATGCCACTGGCACCCACTTGATAATACACGCCGTCATGCAACCATTCTTCACGCTCCCAGGTGCTCCATTGTATGATCAAAAGCAGATCGTTGTAGGTCACTTGTTGACGCAACCAGTCACGTGTGGTGCGCAGGACGCGAGAATTGGAACTGGCGCTTTCGGCCGCACAATGGAATCCGGCCTTGAGTGTTTCACTGAGTCTGCGTCCCCAGCTGACCGCCAAGTTGGCCGGATGTGGCGTCCTACCCAGATAAGCCAAGTCTGCATCGTCTTCAGCAAAGGCATGCGGATTCACTGCTTCTGCAGCCGCGGTGTGGCTGTCGCCGTTGACAAATAGTATCATAAGAGTTTGTGTTCTTTTATATAACTTATTAATCTATCGCCCCAGGCTTGATGACCGCTGGCCCTGAAATGATACCATTTGTCACTTTCATATCCGCGTTGGGTAAGATACCAATAAAAACTTGCGTCACTGTCATACGGATCAATGTAGCAGTTGTTCCAGTCTTTTTTTTGAGATGGTCCAATTCCAAAAAAGTTATACATACAGTTAAAAAACAAATGTGGAATATTATTTTGTTCAAGGAGCAAATGGAGTTGAAAAATTTGTTCATGAATATGTCGAGATCTTGAATCTACGTGATCTGGGGTCAATCCGGATTGCCATAAATGATATTGTTGTTGCAGAGCGTCTGGAAGGTGCTTGTACCATCCCGACATGATATTGTAGAATTTTCCATCGTGTTCCCACTCCTCTCTTTCCCATGTTCCCCATCCGATTACAACAAATATATCGTTGGTAAGTTGTTTGGAGATGTAATTTTTGGTTGTTCGTACTATTCTCTCAGCACTGCTGGCCGCTTCTGCATCATTATAAATTTCATATCCAAGATGTCTGGCCAGTATTTCTATAAATGATGTCCCAATCTCTTCGGACATCATGCTACCTAAACTATGGCTATCACCGTTGACATACAGGATCATGATACTTCGCTACGACCATCTCCGATGTCACGTGTCTTGACCACACGATTGGGATTCATGGCCTGTTCCTGCTCCCAGGTTTCAAGCACAACATTGCGGCACACGGCCTGGAACCAGCGATCCACGATGTCATTGTCAGTGTCATCGGGTCGCATCTGGTAGCCGGCCCTGACAAGATTGGCCACAAATTTTTCATTCCAGTCCAGTTCAAAACTGCCTTGGTGCAGATTTTCTGGATCCACTTCCATGCTGAGCATGGCCACATAGGGTTCACCACGTTCGGTGGCCAAGTCTTTGGCAGATTTCTCTATCCGGGGCGCACGAGGCGAGACCGCCTCTTTGGCGGGTTTCTTTGTAAACCGTTTCTTTATTTGGTCAAAAAATTTCATTGTTACTCCTTTAGTTGCCACAACAAGTGCTCTTTTTGGTCATGCCACCGATATTCGACCACTCTTGTGCCATATTGCGTCGCACGACCTCTATACACCAGGGTGCCCGGCCATAATCTACGG